GAAACAGAGTCCCTTAACAATGGACATCATACAATAGTTCCAGTTCAAAAGACGAACAGATATTTTGTAAGTAATGACGGTGTAAGATTACGTAAAGTTTTACCACCAGATGCTAACAAGAAAGATGTTCTTGAATTAGAACCCGCAAACCAGCTTAACATCTTTAATATAGTAGAGGATGTAAAAGTTGAAAAGCAACGTGTGTCATACATTGAGGCAGGTCATAACGTAACGATGTTCAATAGAACATTTGACGGACCTTATAATCTCAACTTTGAATATTACTTAAAAGAATGTAACAAAATCTTAGAACAACTATGAAAGAGCCATCAAAACATGAGCTAAATATGATAATTGCATTACTATGTGTTTTTGCAGTATTGATAGCACTAATTATTAGACTATGAAGATAGACAAGAAGAAACGCGAAATAGGTATCCAGGCTAAAGAAGCTTGGGATGCATGTGATCAGTTAGGTACTGTAGAACTTGCAACAGGTATGGGTAAGACGTTTCTTGCACTTGATTGTATGGCATCATTACCAAAGGGTAGTGATGTCGTATTTCTTGCAGAGACAGCACAACGTGAGCATGATTTAAATGTAGATATTGACAAGTTCAAAGAAGCATTTGGTATTGATGTACGCAAGCAAGATAATCTTGAGTTTGCGTGTTATCAGTCAGCTTGTAAGTGGGTGAAAAAATCATTCGATCTTGCTGTATGTGACGAAATACATGATTCTATGAGTCCTGTATATGTACAATTCTACAAGAACAATAAGTGCAAACGTATACTTGGTTTAAGCGCAACTGTAAAATCTGATAGAACTTATGTGATTGAAGATACAGAAGTTAGCAAGGAAATCCTTCTTGATGATATAGCACCAGTATGTTTTACATACGATGTAGGTGCAGGTCAACGTGAGGGTACATCAAGACAGCTTGACATACATGTAGTATATCATAGACTTGATCAAACGAATCGTAACATTGACGGTGGAAATAAGAAAAATCCTTTCAAGACAACTGAGGCACGTAGCTACAAGTATCTTGACGACCTGTTTTGGCAGGGTGTATATAGTAAGAAGGATTATCTTGTTAAGTCAGCAATGATGAAACGTTCAAAGCTGTTATACTCTCTTCCTTCTAAAGTAGAGGCTGCAAAACAACTGAATAAAATTATCAAGGGTAAGACAATCATATTTAATAATGATTTGAATGCTCTTGAGAAAGTTACAGAAAATGTAGTTCGCTCTGCAAAGAAAGGAGAGACTAAAAAACAGCGTGACGAGCTAAATTTTGACTTGCGTAATAAATTTGATAAAGGTAACATACGAACCATTGGTTCATTCAAGATGCTCAAGCAAGGTGCAAACCTAAAAGGAGCAGACAACGTGATTATGATGTCATACTATAGTAGTTCTATAGATATGATTCAGCGAATAGGCAGATTACGTAAGAATGGAAACAAGAAAGGTAGTGTGTTCATCTTTGTTACAGTTGGTACGCAAGAAGAAAAGTGGTTTAAAAAGATGACAGAGACAATTCCTATGGAAGAGTTTAATGTTATCACACATTTAGATATTGATTCGTTTATTAAAAAAGTAATATGAGAATTACAACCGAAATGATAAGTGATGTTGTATGGTCAGATATGTTAGATTCTGATGATTATGAAGGCATTGCTCAGTCTATAAATATGAGAGAGGGTGTTGGTGTTGCAAATGCCAACGATGTAAAGGATTTGATACAGCATGAAACTGTTGATACTCCTGATATTGAAACGATAATACAGATGAATAATCTAAAAATTAATTACTAATGAAAAAATACTAATGAATATTATAGGTGTAAATGTGAAGTTGATGGAGGAGAAGGGTCTTACACCCAATGAAGTTTTCTTTCTTAAAGGATTGTGCGATAATGTTGAAGTTGCAGTAGGAAATATTTGTAATATTAACTATCTTCATAGTCTTGATTACGTTGATGATACGGGTTTAATAACCGATAAAGGTAAGGATCTTGTAACAGCTCTTTTTAGGGAAAAACAAAAGTTTGTTCCTCCCACTACTAATGAAGCTGAAGAACTTGCCAAGAAATTTAGGGAATACTTTCCTAAAGGTGTTAAAACCAATAATCATCCCGTAAGAGGAAATATGACTAATATCATACGTAAGATGCGGAAATTCAAAACTGATTTCCCACAGTATGATAATGACACGATACTTAAAGCAACCGAAATGTATGTCAAAGCAAAGGCAAAGGAGAACTATGCGTTTATGAAGGTGAGTGAATATCTCATTTACAAAGACGGTAATTCTATGCTTGCAACACTTTGCGATGCCATACTTGAAGATGAACCTGATAAGAATGTCAAGTGGGGACGGCATATTTAATGCAGCTCTCTCTCAAATAAAAGAGAGACAAGAACGAGCTGCTTTAGGGCATGTGAACTGTATTCCTTTTCCCTTTGAACGAACTTCAAGGTTTTTCCCTGGTATAGAACGAGGTACATACGATATATGTACAGCTAACTCAGGCGTTGGTAAATCCAAGCTTGCACGTTTTCTGTATGTTATCGTCCCTTACACGTTCATCAAGGAGAACCCTGATACGGATATCAGATTAAAGATATTCTATTTTAGTTTAGAGGAGAGTAAGGAAAAGTTCATGATGTCTATTATATCATATTGGCTGTTCGTTAAGCATGACATGCGTGTATCTATTAAAGAGTTACGTTCTGTTGGTAAAGTAGGTTACTACTTGCCTGACAGTGTAATTTCAAAGATTGAAGAGGCAAAAGAATACTTTGCTGATCTTGAGAAATACGTAACTATTGTGGATGACATATGGAATCCGACAGGTATCTTCAAAACAATGAAGACATACAATGAACAGAGGGGACATTGGACAAAACGTAAAATAACGATTGATGGCATTGAAAAAGAAGTCAACGATACTTACATTCCAAATGATCCTGATGAGTATGTTATCTGTATTACAGATCATATTGGTCTGTTAAGAACAGAGAGAGGTTTAAGTAAACACGAAACGATAAGTAAATTCTCATCGCAACATTGCATTGAACTGCGAAACAAATACGCTAACATAGTCGTGAATGTTCAACAGCAAAGTTCAGATAAAGAGAAGAAACAATACACTTTCAAGGGTCAATCAATTGATGAGAAACTTGAACCATCGTTAGACGGTCTTGCAAATAATAAAGAAACACAGCGTGATGCTGATAATGTTTTTGGTTTATTTGCTCCTGATCGTTACCAGATGGAAGAGTGTGACAATTATCGTGTTGATGTATTACAAGACCATTTCAGAGTTCTGTTGATACTTAAGAGTCGTGACGGAGAGTCAAATGTTAGAACCCCACTTTTCTTTGATGGAGCATGTAGCTACTTTAAGGAAATGCCAAGGTCAGAAGACAGTACAGAAGTAGAGAAAGTCTACCAGTACGTACAAACCATTTAAATTTAAGAAGAATGAGCGCAATTGGCGTGTTGGTCGTAGGACCATCAGGTGCAGGAAAGAGCACCTCAATAATGAATCTTGACCCTAAGAGTACATACATTGTAAATGTACAGGGCAAGCCGTTACCTTTTCCGAAAGGGAAAGAGTACAAGCGTATTCCGAAAGGAGGACGACCTGATGCAGGTAATATGTATAGCACAGACGATGTACCTACTATTTTGCAGGTAATGCAGTTTGTAAGCGATAAAATGCCTGATATTAAAACAATAGTATTAGATGATTGGCAGTATTGTGCTGCAAATGAGTTTATGCGTAAAGCAGAGCAAAAAGGTTTCGATAAGTTTACACAGATTGGTAAACATATTTGGGAATCTGCTAATGCTCCTACTAATCTACGCGATGATCTCACAGTTATCTATCTCACCCATGAAGAGGAACTTACGGATTCCACAGGTGCTCGTAAGAAAAAAGCGAAAACCATTGGTAAACTTGTTGATGATAAAATCACCCTTGAAGGTATGTTCACAATCGTATTATATGCGGATGTTGAAATCAAAGAGCAGGGTGGTAGCAAGAAACTATGGAATCATTTTGTAACTCAGAATATGGGTGATACTACTGCTAAGTCCCCAATGGGAATGTTTAGTGAACTCAAGATCGATAATGATCTTAAGACTGTCGTTGATACTATCAACGAATATTATGGGAGAGGGTCCCAAAATTGATCAATTTTAATTTTTAATTATTAATTAAGAAATGGAAAATTCCAATTCAAAAAAGCAAATCTCTATAAGCGAGATTGTTACTCTTATGAGTGCAGGGTACACACGAACTAACACAGCTCGTAACTACAACCCAGAAGTAGGTTCTATTCAGGAATACTATGATCTACCTAAAGATCAGGTTAAACTCTTGTTCGAACATCCTAAATTGAAAGACGTAAAGACGACAAAAGTTGTTGTTCCTATGTTTGATATTGTAGATGATACCGATGAGACAAATACTGAAGACAATAACGCTTCTGTAACTCCAAATGTGACCAGCAATGAGAACACAACGGAGACAACGTTTGATAATAATACATCTTATAATACATTCGCATAATGGCAATAGGAGTAAGAGATGGTGCAGAAAAGGTAACAGGAGGAGCTAAATTGATGACAGGTGCAAACTTTGTACATGTTAAAACAATTTCTCCAACT